AGGACTCAATTGAGTACACAATGTATACTCGTGTTGGCGTCCAGATCGAGCAAGCAGATGCTTGGGTCGTTGTTAAGAACGTTAAGGTAGCTTCCTAATTAGGAATTAACCCGTAAGAAAGGCCCCCGAATTAATTTTTGGGGGCTTTTCATTTTAATTTAGTAATGCTATAATTAACTTGAGTAGAATTAGGAGATATATATGTCATTCGAGACATTGAAAGTATCTGAATTAAAAAAGATTGCAGAAGATTTCGCAGTCGAAACTGAAGGCCTAAAAAATAAAGCCGACATTATTGCAGCACTCGCAGAAGAGGGCGTAACTTGGTCTGTATATAACAAGACCATTGAGAAGATGGAAGAAGACGAAGAAGATATGGCAGTAGAAGTATTACCTAAGTTTGATCCAAAGGCGGAGCAGCCAGCAGACACAGTATTAGTTAGAATGACCAGAGCAAACTTTAGATATGATATTATGGGTCATACATTCACAAAGGATCACCCATTTGTAGCAATGAACAAAGACAAGGCTCAAGAAATTTTTGATAAGGAGGAGGGCTTTAGATTAGCAACTCCAAAGGAAGTCCAGGAGTACTACAACTAATCTAGGCCTATAAGATGGCAGAGATATTAATAAACACACAGTCGCCAGTAACACATCAAGTTTTTTGGAACGGTGATATTGCTATACCAGATAATGTTCCAACGGTAAAACTATATGACGTTACTAACGATCCAGCAATAAGTCCTGCTATTAATCCAACACACCTATTAACACTACTAACTTCTGTATTAGATGAAAATAATCCTGGAACATATACTGTCAACATTCCATATCAGTATACAAATAGAAATAAAACCTTAAGGCTTGTTTGGGAATATCAGGTTGGCGGAACAAACGTTCAGAGATCTGATGAGGTTTATGTAGTAACACCATATGTTGATTTTAATCATGTTCAGGACTTAGGGTTTAGTATGGATCCATCAGATCCAGGATATAAATCTTACAAAGACCTTGTTCGTGCTGAAAGATATGCACGTAAACAGATAGAGCAACATACTGGACAAAGCTTTTATTTGTACGATGATCTCTATGTTGTATATGGATACGACTCAGACATTCTTCCACTTCCAGCAAAAATAAACACGTTGCATGAGCTTTATGCACGAGACATTTTGCTTGTAGATACAATAAATGATATAGACAACTGGAACTATCCAGTAGAGATTTCTGAAACAGGATATGGAATTAAAATTAATCGTGCAGGAATGATAGATAATACCGTGTATACAGCAAATGGGATGGTTCCCCCAAGCATACACGATTATGTTTCTGGAGTTTTTCAGTCTGGGATACCTTATAAAGTTCAAGGGAAATTTGGTTGGGAAAAGGTTCCAGACGATGTAGAACTGGCGGCGATTGAATTAATGAAAGACTATTTCAATAAAGACGCTGTATGGAGAAACAAGTATATTAAGAAAATATCAACATTTGACTGGGACTTTGAGTATACTGGAGAAGCACATACTGGTACAGGAAATGCATACGCAGATAAATTGCTAGCAGACTATGTTCTTACTACAAAGGTAGAAATTATATAATGAACGACTTGATAGACTCAGTTCTGTCTATGCACTTAGATGTTTATAAGCAGACTGAAGTACAAGATCCAGATACTGGTGCGATTGTTCGTGAATGGTCATACTATAAAACTGTAGCCTGTCATGCAAAAGGTGTTATTAGTAACTCTGCAACAACTAGATCTAGCGATAAGCAGATATTTTCAAACAAGTATATTAACGATCAAATTATTCAAGTTAGAACATCTGAAAGACTAACTCCAAGAGAAAAGGTCACTAATATTAGGGATAACGAAGGGAATGTTATCTGGCATGAAATAAATTTTCCTAGCGAAACGCCAACCGTATTTGAGGTAATGGGAACAACACCAGTTACCGATCCGTTTGGTCGTGTAATAGCGTACAACTCATCTATGAAGAGATCGGAGAATCAGCAAATTGGACAATAGTCATTTACTAGTTCAGGCATCCAGCGGCCTTGAGAGATTGATGGGTGGCTCAGGCCCAGGCGGAGTTTTAAAAGATAGTACAGTTGCACAAGTATCTGCATATGTATACTATCAGGCTAGCGTAATATCAAAGCTAACATCTAGCAAACAATTTCAAAATGCCTTTACAACAACCGTATTTGAGCAGATAGAAAAAGACTTTGGCAACTACGTAGACGCACTTGCAAGAACAAGACCTAAATCGCTTCATCATGTGTATGAGTGGAAAAAGGTTGGAAACCCAACAGCAAGATTATTTAAGGTAAATAAAATTTCAGAGCAAGGCCTTTCATTTAGAGTTAATTATGATTTTAAACCATCAAGATCTATGGTTCCAACTGGCAGAGGTAAAAGAAGACATATGTTTATTAACAAGGCGGCAGTAATGGAAGAAGGGTCACCATTAGTTATTAGACCAAAAAATTCAGAAAGATTAGTCTTTGAGTACAATGGGGAAACAGTATTTATGCCTAAAGGCGCAGCAGTTACAGTAAAAAGACCTGGCGGATCTGCAGCAAGAAATCAATTCTCTTTAGCGTATTCTAGATTCTTTAGTGGTCAGCTAGTAAATACATCTATTAAGAATTCTGGATTCCAGTCTTTGTTTAACTCAAGATTGACTAAGGCTATGAAACTGCCTTCTACTATTAAAAAGGTTCAATATAAATTTTCGGCTAACGTTGTTAGATCTCAGGCAGATTCAGCATTGGCACTAGCATTTGGAGGTGCGCTATGACAGCTAACTATAAGTTAGATGCAATGCTGGAGCTCAGAAAGTATCTGTGGGATCAGTTATCTTCTAGAGATATATTTGATGAAAACGACTACTGGAGCGATAATCTAAATGAAAATATAGTTCCAATTATTCCTGTTCAGCAGTCGGCAGAAATGAATCAATTCTTGAGCGGGAAGAAACACATAGTCTACGATAAGGTAGGAATGTCATATGAGGACAATTGGCTAATATGCTGTGAGCAAATAATGCTTACCCTATATTCAACATCTATATCAGATATTAACGAGATGAGAAACTACCTGACTGATGAATTTAGACGTATGGATGAGTCTGCTAGGGATATAAATAAGTGGTCTGGTTTGTCAGATAAGTTTAAATTTCATACTATATGGATAGCTGACATTTCTCCAACTGCCCCATCAGAAGAACTTCAAGGTTTCTTTGCCGCTGAGGTCATCTTAGAAATTAAATATTCTAGAATTACAGACGGTCAAGGCAGGTTTCTCTAGGGGTTTGCCTTTTTACCTTTAATGGACTAAAATTGTACCAAGAGGGAAGAGGCCTAGCCAGCCAAGATTTTTAGATTTACAATTTAATAACCAAAGAATTCCAGGAGGTGGAAACACAATATGGCACAAAATACAGGTAATGCTAAAAACATTCTCGTAGGTGCGTCTCCGTTGTTTATTTCGAATATCGACTCAACAACTTCAGGATATGCAACATACGAAAACTCAGAGCCAGGAACAGCAGCAGCAAGTGCATTTGTAACAGGAACATCCTATACAGATACTCTTAACGCAAAAGATTCTGGTACGTTCTATTACAGAAACGTAGGTTTTACCAACAACGGTCTACAAATTACATACAATCCAACATTCGATTCAGTAACTGTTGACCAGCTTCTTGATACAGCAAAGCTGTTCAAGTCAGCGATGGAGGTTATGATCGCAACTGAAATGTCAGAAGGTACACTAGAGAACGTTCTAGTTGTATTCGGACAGCCAGACGATCCAACCAACAACACAGCAATCTCAGCAACTAATACAATTATTTCTGCAGGTTCAACTAACACAAAGACAGATACACTAGGTATCGCAGCAGGTGCTCTTGGTATTGCACCAACAGAGCGTCAACTCGTTGCAGTTGGTCAAGCACCAACCACATCAGGATCTAGAACAGAGCGTGTATATTATGCACGTCGTGTTTTGTCAGTGCAACAGTCACAGTTCACATTGGCAAGATCGGCCCCAACTACATTCCCAGTAACATTCCGTCTACTTCCAACCGCTATGAGCGGCTACGAAGGACAAGAGTACGGTAAGATTATTGACCGTGTATTGGCAGTATAATTAAGTAATTAATTATGGAGGCCCCCAAGAAATTGGGGGCTTTCTGCTTGTATTAGGAGATTGTATTTAGTATAATGATTGAGAGTAGATCCTAGGAGGATTAAATTGGCAACAACAGTATATGATGTAGAAGAAATTCAACTACAGAACGGGCAGACAGCAAAGCTAAAGCCACTATCAATTAAAGAACTTCGTAAGTTCATGACAGCAATACAGAAGACAGGCGAATCTCAAACAGAAGATGAGACACTTAACATCTTGATTGATGCCTGTGCAATTGCACTAGAAAGACAATTACCAGAGTTAGTAGCAGATAGAGACGCATTTGAAGATGCACTTGATGTTCCAACAATGAACCGCATTCTTGAAGTTTGCGGAGGAATCAAACTTGACGACCCAAACCTACTAGCGGCAGCGGTTCTGGCTGGTCAGAACTAGATTTAGCCGCTTTAGAAGGAGAACTTTTTCTTTTAGGACATTGGAAAAATTACGATGAACTTGAAGAAAATCTATCAATGCCAGAACTTATAAACACTTTCCAGGCTTTGAAGAAAAAGGAACACGATATGAAAAAGTTCCAAGCATCTTTAAAGGGAGTAGATATAGGTGAGTATGAAGAAGATAAAAAGGAGGCTTCTAGTTTTGAAGACATACAGTTGAGAGCAGCAGGAATAAATGCAACTAGCAACGACGTTGTGTCACTACAAGGAAGATTTGCAGCTTCGGCTGGATTCGGAATTGGAGAAGGACTAGGGTACTCCAGGGAGTAACTTGAGATAAATGGCTGACGAAACAATCAGTACCCGCATAGTCGCTAATGCCGACTTCTCAGCCCTTATTGCCGATGTGCATAAGGTTACTGCAAGCCTATCTAAATTACAAGAGCAATTAGCTAACTCTAACAAGATGTTGGCAAATCAAATTGCTGTAATGAATAGGTCTTTTTCTGACACCCTAAGAAGTACAGGCCAGTTCTCAACACACTTTGTAAGCCTACAGTCAGATGTAGAAAAGTTTGGTAAAAATCTTGACGGTGGAAAACTAAAGCTAAATCAATACTTTAATACATTTAGAGATCACGCAAGAACATCTGGCGGACTTATAAGAGACCTTGCTAAGCAGCAAGTAGCATTACAAAATTCAGTACTACAACCACTAGGCAGAAACGCTCAGGGATTAATGCAATTCAATGTGCATGTTCCAAGAGGTCTCGATGAAGTAAA